CTTACCAAGTGGTGTAGGTCTTACAAAATGCAGAGGTTTTGAAGGATTACCTCTTTGTTGATAGATTGAAACTTTACCTGAATGATACCCTAAAAAAGTATCACCGACAGTAGTCTCATTCCTTTCTTTATTTTTTCTTACTCTAACTATATTTACTCCAAGTGAGTTAGCAAAGTTCCAAATTGCTTTCTCACCTATAGTAGCTCTATCATAGATAGATTTTACAGTTTTAGTATCACGTTTACCATATACATATTTAGCCATTTATATCTCCTATTTATAATGGTGGGTTTAATTTAACAGAGACTGTATAGCCTTCTGTCATGTTTTCGAAGTTTGAAATAACTTTTTTAACTTCGTCTTTTAGATTTTCGATATCGATTGCTTCTATTTCATCTACTCTGATTTCAAGTTCATTTAAATTATATTCAAAACTTTCTTGTTCATATTTTAGGTCATCAGATGAATCTTGTAAAGCATCAACTCTTATTTCTAAATCTCTCATTCTTGCTTCAGCTACTAATATCTTTTTTACAAAATCATAGTAGCCATCAATACCTAATAACTTATGTATTAGTTTTCTCATATCTATCTCCTTTTTATTTTAAGTTTAACCTGTTTGATACTGCTCTAATCTTTCTCTTAAAGCACCATCGTTAGTTTTTTCCAAAGCCAAATGAATTAGTCTAGGCTCAATTCTAAGTAATCTTGGAAAGTTAAAGCCATCGCAGTTTAATATTGCTGATACAACTCTATCCCAATTATTTTCTTCAAGACCTTTGGTAATTGCTAAAGCTCTAGTATCTGCAAGACCTCTATCAATCAAAGACAAAGCAAAATAATTAGTATTATTGTCTGTTATTGGTGAATGTTTAAATGTTTTTATCATATCTATCTCCTATACTATTGGGTTAATATCTTCAGCTAATTCATTATTAGCTTCAATGGTTTCAGATTTTAATTCTTGTTCTTCCATAAAATCAAGAAATTCTAAGTGGTCTATATCGTCCATAATATCTCCTAATCTACTTTATTAATTTTATAGTTTTCAATATCATTAGCATCAACTTCTGTAAAAAATTCTATGATAGCTTTCTTTTTACTTTGAGCTTCTACAAATGCTTCTGTAATTTCATAGTCTGAATTTACCCAAACTATTCTGTATTCTTTTACCCATGATATTTTTTCATTATCATCAGTATCAATATCTATATCCCACATTTTTATCTCCTATATTTATAAGACTTTGAAGTCTTGCTGTGTCGTTGTGGTTCAAATTATAACCTTTTTGCTTGGTCGTTGTCAAGCGTCTTAACAAACTTAAAGTATATATTTATATTTAAAGTTTGCTAATCGTCCAAACTGTTCCCATTTCCATAGTGTTGTTATTTAAAAAATCATAGGTTGATTTAACAAACAAGTGTTGCTTTTTATTAGACTTATGTCTATATATTATTGACCTATCTTCTTTGAAACAATTCTGCACTTTGAAAGTATATCCTAACTCATTGATATATCGTTCTAATTTATCAAAACTGTTGAACTTTTTATCCTTTGATTTTGAGTCTAAAATTGTTTGCATATTCAATTTACCATTAGGATTTTTACATTTGGTTTTCATAATTATCTCCAATCGTTTTAAAAATTAAGCAAGGAATGTTCCCTGCCAAGCCGACACCCATTTTAGCCGAGCCACCGAAAAAGTCAAGCGTCTTAACAAACTTAAAGTATATACTTATATTTAAAGTTTGCTGAGTTTTTAAGTATAATTTTAAAATAATTTTAAAGTTTAAATTTAAAGTTATCCACAGATAATTTATACTTATCCACAAGTAATTAACAAGATATATACAAGTTATACATAAGTTATCTACAGATTTACCCTCAATATCCAGCCCAAATTAAAAAAAAGCCCTCAATCCCCAGCCCAACTGTAAAACTCGAGCTTAAACTTAATTAACTTACTTACTTCTTTGGTATGGTCGGATGCCCTATAAAAAGCTATCTCAATAATTAAACTGAAAAGATTTTAGAGTTCTTTTCGGTAGCATAACTTCTAGACATAAAAAAACTCTCTCACTTGAAAGGCGAGAGAGTTCCGAAGAGTTTTAGCTATTCTCTTTTAGATATAAAGCAATCTTATCAAGATAAACTTTAGGAAGACTCTTACCTTGAAGAATCTGATGAGCTTTCTTAAAAGTTAATCTCTCATCTTTAGCTAAACTATAAAGACATCCTTGAATTTGCTTTTGAAGTTTCCAATTCATATTGGCACCTTTCTTAGCAAACTTATATCCTATTGCTCGACATTGATTGAACGAAGCAGGTGCTGAAGTTCTGTCTTTATCAAAGCTATTTATATCAAATGTATTTTCCATATTATACTCCTTTAAGTAATGGATTTATATATACTCGCAACATAATCTTGCAAGTGGTTAAGGTCGTCAGCTTTATCACTGACTATTCCTAAAGCTTGGATTCCGCTTATCATTAAAGCTAATACGTAATCTTTTGCTTGAGAAACTGTTTTAAATTCTAAAGTCTCGTTATTTGAAAAGGTAATTAAAATCATAATATATCTCCTATATGGTTTGCAGAGATTGTTGGGTTTTTAAGTTGCAAATGCTTGAGTTTTGCGTAGCAAAAGTTTTATAGATTTCCGAGTCTTCGAGGAAATACTGTAAACATTTGTCACTTTAAAACCTTTACAATATCGTAAACCAGCTTAAATAGGAGATTATTATGACTATTTTAATAGCTTTTCACGAGACATTAGAATTATTTCTCAACAAAAGTTACATTAAAGCCTGATAAGCTTCCAAGCTTTGCTAGTCAGTGAGACGACCATAACCACAAAAGATTATCAAGTCATTACAATTGTATAATATGGAAATACTTTGAGTGCTTTGATAACAGAACAAAGCCCTGCAAGTGAGTGTCAAGCAATAGAATATGCTAAACAGCCAATTGAATAAGGAAACAAGAAAGCAACTTGAAAGGCTTTCTAGTGCTAAAGACTTTAAAGTTTTAAAGTTACGAAGAAGATTCTTCAAGGTAAAGACAAAAGATTATCTATGCTTTATATCTCTTGAATAGCTTGAGGAACTCCGAAGCCTTTCAAGTGAGATAGAAACCACTGAGGTCTAAAGTTATGCACTCTAAAATCTTCTCAGGGGTGGGCAGGAGACCATACCCTCTACCCTATATATCTATAGCATGATTATACATTATACAGGAAAATGACCATTAACCAGAACTAGTTAACGCCCCGACATCAAAACTCTAAAATCTTTAAAGACTTTAAAGGTATTTTTAGACACAAGAATCCCACCACCATTTAGATGTAACTTCGGGTTCTCTGGGGGATATATTGACCGTGGGGGACCACAATGTTATTGTACACTTCAAATTCACTTTTGTCAAGTCTTTAGAGAAAAAAGTTAAAAAACTTAAAAAGACTTGACAAGTTTTAAATCAAACGGTATACTAAATGCATGGCTATACTTCCATCAATAGATAATAATACTCGTAAAAGAGAACTAACTAAAAAGCAACAGTCTTTCCTCAATCATCTAGTAGATACTAATGGTGATGCTAAAAAGGCTGCTGAACTTGCAGGTTATACTTCTCATTACCATCACGTTGTAAAGACTTTAAAGTCTGAGATACTAGAACTTACTCAAGAGATACTAGCTAACTCAGCCCCTAAAGCAGCTTTTAAGGTGGTAGAGATAATGGAATCTAAAAGACCTATAGTACAAGCTAATAACAAACTCGCTGCTGCACAGACTTTACTAGATAGAGTAGGTGTATCTAAGGTAGATAAGATAGATGTTAATCATAACATGAATAGTGGTGGTATCTTTCTTATGCCAGATAAAGCCCCTTTAGACTTAGAAGAGACTGAAGATGGTGAGTATGAGGTAATGGATGACAATGACTAAGCTTTGGATAACTGAGTTTGTTAATGAAGAAGGTATAGGACTTGGTCCATACATTAAAGCAGATACAGTAGGAGAAGCTAATAGAATAGCTATACAATACGGGTTGTTAGTACTTGGAGAGATTCAAGAACTACAACACGATACAAAAGTAAAAGAAAGGACACTACACTAATGAGCAAGAAAGACCCTAGACTAGCAAGAGCTGGAGTATCAGGTTTCAATAAACCTAAACGAACTCCTAATCATCCTAAAAAATCACACATTGTTGTGGCTAAAGAAGGTGATAAGATAAAGACTATTAGGTTTGGTCAAAAAGGTGCTAAGACTGCTGGTAAACCTAAAGCAGGTGAGTCAGACAGAATGAAAGCAAAGAGACGTTCTTTTAAAGCAAGACACGCTAAGAACATTAAGAAAGGTAAAATGTCAGCAGCCTATTGGGCTGATAAGGTTAAGTGGTAGACTATGCCACAACTAGGAAGCGATGACAAACCTGTCTTAATGACAAACAAAAAAAATAAAGGCAGACTTTATGGACCTTCATGGCATGGAGGCAAAGGAGCTGCACCTAGAGTAAACGTACATTCAAAACAATACAGAGATAACTGGGATTCAATTTTTAATAAAGGAGGCAAAGATGCCAGTAAAAAAGAAGACGAAGAGTAAATCAACTGTAAACAAAGCCGGTAACTATACGAAGCCGACTATGCGTAAGAGGCTTTTCGAGAAGATTAAAGCCGGTACTAAAGGTGGTAAAGCCGGACAATGGTCTGCTCGGAAAGCCCAGCTCTTAGCAAAAGAATATAAAGCCAAAGGGGGAGGCTATAAATAAAATGAAAAGGATTAAAGAATTTATGATTAAGATGATGGATAAAGCAAAGAAATGTTATTCAAAGCTTTTTAAAAAATGTTTAACACCAGAGAAAAAAAATGTCAAATCTAAAAAAGTCTCAAAGAAGTCTTAGAGCTTGGACTAAACAAAAATGGCGTACCAAGAGTGGTAAGAAATCGTCAGAGACAGGGGAAAGGTATCTCCCAGAGAAGGCTATTAAGGCACTCTCAAAAGAAGAATACGCAAGAACAACAAGAAAAAAAAGAGAAGACACTAAAAAAGGAAAACAGTTTAGTAAGCAACCAAAGAAAGTTGCAAGAAAAACAAGAGCTTATAGAAAAGTAAAATGAAAGATGGTTATATAACAAGGACTTCTTCAACTATACCTTTTGGGTATGAGTTAGATGAAGAGTCTGATTCTTTTCTTAGACCTATAGAAGAAGAATTAAAAGTATTAAAAGAAGTTACAGAAGCAGTATTTCATGGTGAAATTAGTCTAGGTATTGGAGTAGACTGGTTAGAGGCAGAAACAGGACGTAAGATGTCACGACCCGGATTAAAGAAACACGTAGACAAAGTTTATGGAAGAAGATAAAAATAATTCTAAAAAGTACTTGACAAATCCTGATGGGAGTTATATACTAAAGAAAGACGGTACACCAAGGCTTAGACCGGGTAGACCAAAGAATTCAGAACTTTCTGGACTTAAGTTAGCTTTACAAGCAAAAAAGAAGCTAACTAAAAAGAATCAGAAAGTTAAAAAGCTAACAAGAAGTTTAGCTAGAGTCAAGAAAGAACTTGACCAAGAAGAGAAAGTTTTAACATCTAATGTTTTAACTGAGTCAGAAACTAAACAGTTACCTGACCCTATACAAAAACATATAGATGAAACAGGTTCTTATGTGGCTTTTATGCCAAATGAAGGACCTCAGACAGACTTCCTTGCTGCTGGTGAGAAAGATGTTCTTTACGGTGGAGCAGCAGGTGGTGGTAAAAGTTTTGCAATGTTAATAGACCCATTGCGATACTGCCACATAGCAGAGCATAGAGCTTTGATACTTAGAAGGTCTATGCCAGAACTTAGAGAGATTATAGATAAATCTCGAGAACTTTATCCTAGAGCCTTTAAAGGTGCTAAGTTTAAAGAAGTAGAAAAGTTATGGCAGTTCCCAAGTGGAGCAAAAATTGAGTTTGGGTTCTTGGAACGAGATGCAGATGTTTATCGTTATCAAGGACAAGCGTACAGTTGGATAGGGTTTGATGAGATAACTCATTTACCTACAGAGTTTGGATGGAACTACTTAGCATCACGTTTAAGAACTACTAATCCAGAACTTAAAACATATCTAAGATGTACAGCTAACCCCGGTGGTGTTGGTGCTGCTTGGGTTAAAAAGAGATACGTAGAACCTGCAACAGAGAATAAAAGTTTTATAGGTAAAGACGGTCTCACTAGAAAGTTTATACCAGCTAAGTTACAGGATAATCCATACTTAGCAGAAGACGGTGAATACGAAAGGATGCTACAGTCCTTACCGGCAGTTCAAAGAAAACAACTGCTAGAAGGTAACTGGGACATAAATGAAGGAGCAGCCTTTGCTGAGTTTGAACCTCCGGTTCACGTCATACCACCTTTCGAGTTACCGGGGTGGTGGGAAAGAGTTAAAGCAGTTGACTATGGTTATGCTGCTGAAAGTTGCTGTTTATGGGCTGCTATCGACCCTGAAGACAAGACCATCATAATATATAGAGAACTATACAAGAAAGGTCTAACAGGCGAAGCACTCGGAGACGCAATTACCGAAATGGAAGGTAATGAAATAAAATCCATTACTGGTGTACTAGATACAGCAGCTTGGTCAAGGACTGGTTATACTGGTCCTACCATAGGTGAAATCTTAGTTAATAAAGGACATAAACTAAGACGAGCTGATAAAAATAGAGTAGCAGGTAAAGCTCAGATACATGAGCATTTACGAGTAAATAAAGGTACTGGAAGACCTAGATTGCAGATATTTAATACATGTCCCAATCTAATTAAAGAACTTCAAGGTTTACCGTTATCTAAAACTAATCCAGAAGATGTGGATACTCATGCTGCTGACCATGCTTACGATGCTCTAAGATATTTAATTATGAGCAGACCAAGAATGGACCATCCTCATGATAGGATGTTAAGAATAAAAGAAGATTTATATAAACCTGCTGATACAGGATTTGGTTATTAATATGGTAGAAGACAACACATTCTTAAGAGCTAACGACATCTACGAAGAAGTAGAGGGTGAGTCAGGAAAAACATTAGCTTTACCAGAAGACCAACAAAGAAACCTTATAGGTATTATTAAAGGTAGATTTGCTCAAGCTGAAGATGCTAGACAAACTGATGAGACTCGTTGGTTAAAAGCATATGAAAACTACAGAGGCTTGTATGCTAAGAATGTTAGGTTTAGAGAATCTGAAAAATCTAGAATATTTGTAAAGGTTACTAAAACTAAAGTACTAGCTGCATTTGGTCAGTTAGTAGATGTTATATTTGGTACAGGAAAATTCCCAATAGGAATTGCCGAAACTAAAATAGCAGAAGGCGAAACAAACTTTGCACATCTTGATACATCTAATCCTATTCCGGGTATTGAAACTTCAGAAGCTGAGATACCAGATGATATTGGTAACAGAGAAGGTGCTAATATAAATCCATATGATGTTGGTTATGAAGGAGATGGTAAAGCTTTAAAGCCCGGTGCTAGTTTTTATAATGGTGTCTTTGAAGATAGTATAGAAGATAAAGCTAAAAAAGCTGGAATATTAAAAGATGGTACAAGTCCTGACCCACAAGCAATAGAGTTATCTCCTGCACAAAGAGCTGCAAGACGAATGGAAAAACTTATCCATGACCAAATAGAAGAATCTAATGGTTCTTCAGAAATAAGAAATGCTCTTTTAGAATCTGCTTTACTTGGTACAGGGATTGTAAAAGGACCATTTAATGTTAATAAAAAATTACACAAGTGGGATACAGACGAAGAAGGAAACAGAACTTATAACCCACTAGAAGTTAGAGTACCTAGAATAGAATTTGTAAGTTGCTGGGATTTTTATCCAGACCCTACAGCAACAACTATGGAAGAATGTGAATACGTTATCCATAGACATAAAATGAATAAAAGTCAGTTAAGACAATTACGTAACATGCCTTACTTTGATGAAGATGCAATACGTAATACAATTCAAATGGGTGCTAACTACGAAGAAAAAGATTTTGAATCTGCACTAAAAGATGATTCTAGAGCTGATGAAGATTATCAAAGTAACTTTGAAGTCTTAGAATATTGGGGAATCATGGATGCAGAATATGCTAGAGAAGTTGGTATGGACCTTCCTGCTTCTATAGATGATTTAGATGAAGTACAAGTAAATGTATGGACATGTGGACATTATATTTTAAGAGCTGTAGTTAATCCATTTACACCTTACAGAATACCTTATCATGCTTTTCCATACGAAAGAAATCCTTATAACTTCTTTGGTATTGGTGTAGCAGAGAATATGGATGACAGTCAACAGATTATGAATGGTCATGCAAGAATGGCTGTAGATAATTTAGCAATGGCTGGGTCTTTAGTATTTGATGTAGATGAGTCTGCTTTAGTTGGTGGACAATCAATGGAAATATATCCGGGTAAAATCTTTAGAAGACAAGCTGGTATGCCGGGACAAGCTATACATGGTTTAAAGTTTCCTAATACAGCACCAGAGAACATGATGATGTTTGATAAGTTTAGACAACTTGCAGACGAGCAAACAGGTATACCTAGTTACTCACACGGACAAACAGGTGTTCAAAGTATGACAAGGACTGCTTCTGGTATGTCTATGTTACTTGGAGCATCAAGTTTAAATATTAAAACAGTTATCAAAAACCTTGATGACTTTTTATTAAAGCCACTTGGAGAATCTTATTTCCAGTGGAACATGCAATTTTTAGAGGACGAGTTGGATGTTAAAGGTGATTTAGAAGTTAAAGCTACTGGAACAAATAGCTTGATGCAGAAAGAAGTACGTTCTCAAAGATTAACAATGTTCTTACAAACTGCTCAAAATCCTGCTGTTGCTCCATTTGTTAAGATTTCTAAATTAATTAGTGAACTTGCTTACAGCTTAGACTTAGACCCTGATGAAATATTAAATGACCCAGAAGAAGCTGCTGTAATGGCACAAATAATAGGAATGCAAAATGCTGGACAAACAAATGGCGAAGAAGCTCAATCCTTTGGTCAACAGCCCACAATGGGAAGTCTTCAAGGAACACCTGAACAACCTCAAGAACTTGGAGTTACAGGCACTGGCGGTGGCAACATCGGAATTGGAAATGTTCCGGTTGCAGGGGAAAGTGAATTCTCTGGTACGCCTAGAGCAGTTGGACCTACAGGTTAAAGAGGCAATTAATAGGAAAGAGGAACTATAATGTTAGAAGCTGATAAACAAAGATATAAAATGGAAAATGGTGGTTCTATGCTTGGAGACCTAGATAAAGATGGAAAGCTTTCAGGTTATGAACAAGCTAGACAAGATGCTATTGAAGACAACATGAGAGACCAAAAACAAGAAGGTGGTCCAATGTCTATGGACGACCAAATGAAAGCAGCATTAATAATTCCAATGGAAGAAAAAGAAGACATGTCTATGGAATCAGACGATGACATGGAAGATGGATATACAAGATTTATAATGGACGAAGCATTAACAGAAGAAGAAGAAGATATACTTATGTCCAAACTAGAACAAGATGAGGAACTGGCTATGATATTTGATAAAGTCATAGATGTTGCTCAAGAATTTGCTGGGTCTGGTCCTGTTGAAGGTCCGGGTTCAGGAGTCTCTGACAGCATACCCGCAAGGTTATCTGATGGAGAATTTGTCTTTACTGCAAAAGCTGTAGAAGAAATCGGAGCTGATGAATTGATGCGAATGATGAAAGATGCAGAAATGAAAGCAGATGAAAGACAAGGTTTAGCTAATGGTGGACAACCAGAAGAAGACCGTGTTGTAATGGAACCTGAAAAGGCACCAATACAACAAGATGTAAGAGTTACTAAAGAAACTACTGATTCACTTGCTGCGGTAAGAGATGAAAAAGATTTAGTTGGTGACACTATATCTGAGGAAATGATTCGAAGAAGTCGTTATATCTAAACCAACTTACGATAAAGCTACCTGAATTAATTAATCAGCCCTTTATCAAACTAAAACCAAAAGGCTACCTTTACAAGAACAAGCCCTCTAGTCGACATAGAGCTACCTTGTCAAACGAAGCCCCGAGTAGGAGAAAAGAAAATGACTAATACAGTCCAAAAAGAGGAAACGCCAAACCCTTATAACGCAAAGAAAGATTGGCACAAAGGAGACGATAAACCTTTTATATCATCAGAAAGTATGTTTTTTGAAGAGCCTTCTGAAAAGAATAAACTCTTTAAAAGTAATGACATAACTGAAGTGGAAGCTGAAGGAAGTGTTAATACTGAAGAACTGGAAACTAAAAAGGATACACCTTATAAAAGACCAGACTATAAAAAAAGATACGATGATTTGAAAAAACATTATGATAGTAAACTTAATGAGTTTAAAAACAGAGAAGAAGAGTTATTAAATCAAGTTAAACAACCTGAATATAAAGCTCCAAAAACTGAAGAAGAACTTGAAAAGTTTAAAAATGATTATCCTGATGTTTATGAAGTTGTAGAAACAGTTGCACATCTACAGTCGGAGTCTAAAGCAAAAGTTCTAGAAGAACGCCTTAGTAAACTCCAAGAGAGAGAAAATCAACTAATACGACAAGATGCAGAAAAAAGGTTAATGGAAAGACATCCTGATTTTGAAGATATCAGAAACAGTGATGACTTTCATGGTTGGGCAAAAGAGCAGCCTAAGTCTATTCAAGATTGGATATACTCAAATGCTGACGATGCTGACCTAGCTTCACGTGCTTTAGATTTGTTTAAAAAGGATTTTGGTATTGAACCTACTAAGACTAAGTCATCTTCTAAACCGACCAGAAAATCTGCTGCTGATATGGTTTCTACTAAAACAACTAGTGTAGAACCTAATCAACAAAAGGTTTGGTCAGAAAAGGAGATTGCTGCAATGAGTGTTGCTGAATTTGATAAATACGAAAAGGAAATATCAGATGCAATGCAAGAAGGCAGAATCGTTAAATAAACTATAATTAACTACAAGGAGAAAGTATCATGGCTCAATATTTTGAACCCGCAACAGATACAGATGCTAACTTTGCAAACTCCGTAGCAGGACAAACTAATAGTTTCTTTTTACCTTCGGTTTACTCTAAAAAGGTTTTAAACTTCTTTAGAAAAGCCTCAGTGGTAGAAGCTATTACTAACACCGACTATGCTGGTGAAATATCTGCTTATGGAGACTCTGTAAAGATTATCAAAGAACCTGTCATTTCAGTATCAGACTACACAAGAGGTAGCGATACTACTGACACAAAACTAACTGACCAAGAAATAACTTTGGTTGTTGACAGTGCTAAAGCTTTCAAATTCATCGTAGATGATATTGAAACAAATATGTCACATGTGAACTTCAAAGAAGTTGCTTCAAGCTCTGCTGCATATGCATTGAAAGATTCATATGATGCTGCTGTTTTAGCAACTATGTTTGCTGGTGTATCAGCTTCATCACCTGACCATATCATCGGAGCAGATGCTGCTGCCGGTACTGGTGGTGTTGCAGAAACTACAGCTTCTGTCGACCTATTAGGTTCTGACGGAACTGGTGTAGATGCTATTGACCTTATGGCAAGAATGGCAAGACTTTTAGACGACCAGAATGTACCTGAAGAAGGTAGATGGTTTGTTGCACCTCCTTCATTTTATGAAGAGTTGTCACAATCTGGTTCTAAGCTATTAAGTGTTGACTTTAACGCTGGTCAAGGCTCAATCAGAAATGGTTTAGTTTCAAGTGGAAAACTAAGAGGATTTGATATGTACAAATCTAACAATATCGCTACGCCTACAACGGCTACTGGTAAAGTTATGGCTGGACATATGAGTTCTACTGCTACTGCTAACACTATCCTTTCAACAGAAGTGTTGAGAGACCCAACATCGTTTGGTGATATTGTTAGAGGTTTACATGTCTATGGTGCGAAAGTACTTAGAGATGATGCCTTAGTATCAGCTTTTTATGCAATTGACTAATATCAATTCGGGGGAGTCTTCGGACTCCTCCACTTTTTAACAAGGAGATAAAAATGAAACACGGAATGAAACACGGAAAAGAAAAAAGAAAAGAAATGATGATGGGTGGATATGACATGAAGCCTAGAGATAAAAAAATGGATGGTGGTAGAATGAAATATGCTAAAGGCGGTTCAGTTCAACCTATGTATGGTCATGGAGAATGTCCTAAAGCTTCAGCTAACTAAACATGAAAGTCCCGGCACCTAAAGGTTATCACTGGATGAAATCCGGTAACTCTTATAAATTAATGAAAGACCCTGCAGGTGGTTACAAACCTCATAAAGGAGCTAGTAAATCTGCTAATTTTAAAATTCAAAAGGTACATAAAAAATAATGGCTACTACATATCTAGATTTAACTAACGAAGTATTAAGAGAACTCAATGAGATTCCGTTGACTGCTGCAAACTTTGCAAACGCTACAGGTCTACAAAAGTTTGTAAAAGATACTGTTAATAAATCTATATTTGATATAGCTAACGAAGAACCTCAACTACCTTTCTTTTCTGCTGGATTAAGTGGAGCTACTGACCCATTCTACGGTAATGTAACTGTAGAAACTGTAGCAGGTCAAAGATGGTATACGTTAAAGTCTGATAGTTCTAGTATTACTACAGACTACGCATCAATTGATTGGGATGACTTTTATGTAACAACAATTAACGTAAGCGGAGAAACTGCACCTTATGTTTCAAGAGGCTTGAGATTTTTAACACTTGATGATTGGAAAAGATATTATAGAGATAGCGAAAACGAAGATGATGCTAATACTCAAAATTATGGAGAACCTAAATTTGTAATTAAGTCTCCAGATAATAGAAAGTTTGGATTAAGTCCAATACCTGACAAGGTTTACAATGTACACTTTTATGCTTTCGTAAGACCCACTGCTTTATCAGCTTATGATGATACAATGGTTTTACCAGAGCAATACAGTAACATAGTAACAGCTCGAATGAGATATTATGTGTGGCAATTTAAAGAAAGCCCACAACAAGCAGCTTTTGCACTGGATGATTATAAGAAAGGAATGAAACATATGAAATCTAATCTTATGAATCCAGCTCCTAAGTATATGACAGACGATAGAAGATACTTTTAAATTATGGCACGTTCACAACCTTATACTGTTGCATGTAACGGTGGGTTAGTTAAATCAGCTAACTCAATTGATTTGCTTAAAAGTCCCGGAGTTGCAAGAGAGCTTAGAAACTTTGAAGTCTCTATAGAAGGCGGATATAGACGTATTAACGGTTATAGTAAGTTCGGTGGTGCTAGTGCTACACAACCTACAGGAAGTACAACAAATATACTTGGTGTTACTCCTTATGCAGATGGTGTAGTAGTTACAGCAGGTACTAATATTTATTTTAGTCAAGATGGAATTACTTGGTTACAAATAAATAAGTTAGCTCATGGTAGTGGTGACGATTATGCAACCTTTACAGGTAGAAGTGCTACTGCAAGAACTGGACAAGGACAATGTCAGTTTGTAGTATTTGAAGGAGCTACCTTTGATTATGGTGAACTTATTATTGCAGACGGAGCTAACAAGCCTTGGGCTTTTAGAATGGAAGGCACAGGAGCTTTAAATACTAGAACATTTTTTACAGAAGAAATTACAGTTGATGGTAGTAACGGTGTAAAGTATATAGCTATACACGACCATCATTTAATTGCATCAGGTGTAGAAAATAATTTAAATACAGTATACTATAGTGTTTATAATAACCCTAACGATTTTACAGGTTCTGGTGCAGGTGCTGTAACTATATCAGACCAAGTACAAGGCATTAAAGGATTTAGAACAGACTTAATAGTCTTTGCAGAAAATAGCATACATAAACTAATAAACATAAATGATAGTGCTAATATACGTATAGACCCTATAACAGAAAACGTAGGGTGTTTAAGCGGTTATAGTGTTCAAGAGATTGGTGGTGACTTAATATTTTTAGCACCGGATGGATTAAGAACAGTAGCTGGTACAGCAAGAATTGGTGATGTTGAGTTAGGAACTGTTAGTAAAGCTATACAACCTTTAATAACAGACTTGACAGAAGCGATAAATAGTTATATAATATCTAGTATAGTCTTGAGAGAAAAATCTCAATACAGATTATTCTACACAGATACCACAAAAAACAATAGTGAACAACGTGGTATTATAGGAACACTAAGACCAGATGGATTTCAGTGGTCAGAAACAAGAGGCATTGAATCAACAGAAATAGGTTCTGGATTTAATGAAAATGGTATTGAAGAATACTATCATGGGGATACTAACGGTTATGTATATGTCCATGATTCAGGTAATGACTTTGATGGTTCTAACATCTTAGCAAGATATGCTACACCTGATTATGATTATGGTGATTTAGGAACTCTAAAAACTTTACACTACATGAGAGTTTCTGCAAGTGCTGAAGGTGTTGTAGAACCTGATGTACAAGTTAGATTTGAATACGGTAATACCAATATACCACAACCACCAGAGTTATTTGACTTAGGAACAATAGACCCACCATCTTTATTTGGTGATGCTTTATTTGGTACTAACGTCTTTGGTGGAGCAGAGAATCCGATGATTAGAGTAGCACTACAGGGAAGTGGAACCAGTAATAATTTTACATTTATAAGTGAGGACAACAAAGCTCCATATACAATTAATGGATTATATGTAGACTTTATACCTTCAGGCAGGAGATAAAAACAAATGGCAATAACAAAAGTTACAAGTGGATTAATATCAGCAGATGCTTCATCTATTGATTTAAATATAGATGCAGGTACATTGTATCTTGATGTTAGTGAGAATAAAGTTGGAATTGGAACGACTAGTCCTTCAAAAACATTACATGTTAATGGTGAAATCCAACTAGAAAATAATTTAACTCTCAATGAAAACACTCCAGCTATGGTAATTCCTAATGGAGATTTTAGATTATTTACTGGTGGTTCAGAAAAAATGCGTATCGATTCAGGTGGTCGTGTGATGCTTGGAACATCCTCAAATTCAGGTGTTTCAAATAATGCTGATAATTTAATTGTTGGTGATAATACATCTGCTACTGAACAGGGTATTACTTTATGTTCAGCATTAGCAAGTGGTATTAGGTGGAATGATGGTACTGATGCAGGTCTTATTGAATATATACATTCAAGTAACACTATGACTTTTTATACATCAGGCTCAGAGAGAATGCGTATTGATGGTTCAGGCAACTTGTTGATTGGTACTACTACAGTTACTAGTGTTAGCAAATTACAACTGACATCCTCTAATCAACATTTTGGATTTGTTGATAGAGCACAAGTAAGTGGTACTGGTACTCCTGCTGGTTTTTTTAATTCAGCAGGTAGTGAAGTTGGAAGGATTGGTACAACTAACACAGCAACATCTTACAACACATCTTCAGACTACAGATTAAAAGAAAATGTAGATTATGAATTTAATGCTCTTGACAGAGTTGCACAATTAAAACCAGCTAGATTTAATTTTATAGCTGATGCAGATACAACAGTTGATGGTTTCTTAGCTCACGAAGTACAAGACATAGTTCCTGAAGCTGTAACAGGTGAAAAAGATGGCGAAGAAATGCAAAGTATGGACTATGGAAGAATTACACCATTACTTGTAAAAGCTATACAAGAACAACAAACAATAATAGATAACTTAACAACTAGAATAGAAACATTGGAGAACGCATAATGGCAGGTTATACAAGACAAAGTACATTCGCAGATGGAGATACAATTACTGCTGCTTTATTCAATAACGAATATAACCAATTAGTAAATGCTTTTAGCAATACTACAGGTCACAGCCATGATGGTACAGCAGCTAGTGGACCAGTTATAGGATTAATTGGTGATGCTGGTGAAACTTCTCCAAACAATAAAGTTGTAATAGATACAACAAATAACTACATAGAATTTTATGTTGAAGTATCTTCAGCACCTGTACAACAATTATACATAGCTGATGGTGCTATTATACCGGTAACAGATAGTGATATAGATTTAGGTACTACAAGTTTAAGATTCAAAGATACCTATACAGATACAATAACAACAACAGGTAACGTAGACATAGGCGGTAACTTAACTGTTACAGGTAACGCTACTATCTCAGGAAACCTCACATTCGGTGATGCAGATACTGATAGTATTAATTTAGCTGCTGAGATTGATTCTAATATTGTACCTAATACAGATGACACATACGACTTAGGAACCTCTACAAAACAATGGAAAGATTTATACATAGATGGTACAGCTAACATAGATAGCCTTGTAGCTGATACAGCAGACATTAACGGTGGTACAATTGATGGTGTTACTATAGGTGGTACAACTGCTGGAGCTGTTACCTTTACAGACTTGTCAGACGGTACAATTACTATCACAGCTTTTGCTGATGAAGATGATATGTCTTCAGATAGTGCAACGCTTGTACCAACTCAACAATCTGTAAAAGCTTATGTAGACTCTCAGGTGACCGCACAGGACTTAGATTTTGCAGGTGATACAGGTGGTGCCTTAAGTATTGACCTCGACTCAGAAAGCCTTACAATCGCTGGTGGGACTGGTATTGATACTAGTGGTGCTACAAATACTTTAACAGTTGCAATAGACTCTACAGTTACAACTTTAACAGGCACACAAACTTTAACAAACAAAACATTAACAACTCCAGTTATTAGTTCTATATCTAATACTGGTACAATTACTTTACCAACTTCAACAGATACTTTAGTTGGTAGAGCTACAACAGATACACTTACAAACAAAACAATAGATGTTGATAACAATACTGTATCAAATATTGAAGTAGATAATTTTAAAGCTTCTGCAATTGTATTAGAATCAGAAGGTATTGGTTCTAACGATAATGATACAAGTTTACCAACTTCAGCAGCAGTTAAAGATTATGTAGACACACAAATTACAGCAGAAGACTTAGACATTACAACAGATAGTGGCACGATAGCTATAGACTTAGATAGTGAAACATTAACTATTGCAGGTGGTACAGGTCTTGATAGTTCTGCTACAGGTAATGCAGTAACACTTGCAATTGATTCAACTGTTGCAACTCTTACAGGTACACAGACTTTAACAAATAAAACTATTGATGCTGCTTCAAATACTTTAAGTAACATTGCTAATAGTTCTCTTACAAACTCTACAGTTTCATACGGTGGTATAAGTTTAGCACTAGGTGCTTCAGATGCTACACCAGCTTTTGACCTTAGTGATGCAACAAATTACCCGACAAGTTCTTTAACAGGAACTATAACTAATGCACAACTTGCAGGTTCTATTGCAGTTTCTAAAACTTTATTGACAGCAGGTACAGGTTTAACATTAAGTACAGATACTTTATCAGTTGATGCAGCTCAAACACAAATTACAAGTGTTGGAACTTTATCAAGCCTTACAGTTTCTGGAGACCTTACAGTCGATACAAGCACTTTAAAAGTAGACTCTACAAATAACAGAGTTGGTATAGGTAATGCAACTCCAGATGTTTCACTTGACTTAGGTTCTAATACAGATGCTATACATGTTCCTGTAGGTAATACAGCAGCTAGACCGGGAAGTCCAGCAGCAGGTTACTTTAGATATAATTCAGAAACTAATAAATTTGAAGGTTATACAACTGAATGGGGTGCAATAGCTGGTGGTGGTTCAGGAACTAACATGGATACTAATATCTATGCAGGTGATGGTTCTACTGTAAACTTTACTCTAAGTACAGCTCCAGATACTGAACAAAACTTAATGGTATTTATTGATGGTGTTTTTCAAGCACACGATAGTTATTCAGTTTCAGGTACAACTTTAACATTCTCTACAGCTCCTGCAAGTGGAAGAGTTATTACAGCTTATCATTCTACAACTACTGTAGGTGGTTCTAACTACTCTATAGCTACAATGACTGGAGATGGTTCTGATACTACATTAACTTTATCAACTGCACCAGTGCATGAAAATAATGTACAAGTATATTTTGATGGTGTATATCAAAGTAAATCAAACTATAGTATCTCTGGAACAACTGTAACTTTTACTACAGCTCCTCCAAGTGGTGTGACTGTAGAAGCTATTACAGCAACAAACACAAGTATTACAACAGCTACACAATTAGTAGATGCTGATAGTGATACAATGATTCAAGTAGAAGAAAGTTCAGACGAAGATAAAATCAGATTTGATACTGGTGGTACTGAACGAATGATAATTGACAGTACTGGTGTTGGTATAGGTACGAGTAGTCCAAGCAAAAAATTTGTTGTGTCTGAAGGTGCAGCACATGGTTTTGAAATATCACCTTATGATGGTAGTCAAAATGCAACAAGGTTAATTAATTATAATAGAAGTACAAACGCATACTTTCCTTTAGAAATTGAAGCATCACAAATTGCTTTTGAAATTGGTGGCACTGAAAAGATGCGTCTTGATACTTCAGGTCAACTTGGAATTGGAACGAGTAGTCCTGATAGAAACCTACATATAGAAACAGCAGGAGACAGTTATTTACGAGTCTCAGGCAACAGAGGTAATGCTAATGACCTTCATGTAGGTAATATTGAGTTTGAAAATAGTTTTGGTAGTGCTGGTGTTATTGCTGAAATGAGAGCAATTACTGGAAATAGTGGTACTCAAAGCACACAAGGTCAATTAGCTTTTTATACTGATGATGGTTCTACATATGCAGAAAGAATGCGTATTGATTCATCAGGTAACTTGTTGGTGGGGACTACTGATGCAACTCCATACGACAACACATCAGGTAACGGCATTCTTTTAGGTGATGGTCTTATTTCATCTGCCCAATCAGGTGGTAACGCTGCAATATTTAATCGTATGACAAGTGATGGGAGTATTGTAGGTTTCAGAAAAGACGGCTCAACAGTTGGAAGTATTGAGAATTTTCAATCTAATGAATTCGGACTTACTTCAAATAACAACTTAGTTTTACAACAAAATACAACAACACAAAGACATTTAGTATTTAGTAATAGTTACTTTAGTTCATTTGGTTCAGATGATGGAACTATTGACTTAGGTCGTAGTGTAGCAAGATATAAAGACCTCTACCTTTCAGGCGGTGCTTATCTAGGCGGTACAGGTTCAGCAAAC